CCAGTACCAACGCTAGAAGCACTTGACGTTGGGTGGAGTACAAGTTGTGAAGTGTGTCTCTGACGACAATCACTAGGCGTGCACTTCAGTTCCTATACCTTCCACTGGTCTAGGGATCGCTCTACCTGGCCTGTCAAATGGCCTAATTCCTTCAGGTCCAGGATGTCAAGCCGCTTACCGAGAGCTAGGTCAACGGCCTTTGGTACACCGTCATCTTCGACTATGACGATGTCTTCCCAATCTACTTGGAGTCTAGACAGGGGGATCTCGGGATAGACAGTATCCTCGAGCACAGCATAGTTTGCGGCATAAGTACTCCATACGGAAGGGAAAAAATCGGGCCTAAGCCAATCGAAATTCAGTTCCACATGGAGGTCAGTGAGTGAATCATAGTACTTCTCTATAGCGAGCTGTTCTGATACTGTAATCCCGTACAGTTCCTCAACTAAGAGCCTTGTAGCCATACCTGGCTCACCTCTTTCCGGCAAGTCAGCTAGGGCGCGCTTCAATTTCTCCATTTGATATAGATCAACTGCATGCAGCCTTGATTCAAAGAAGCCTCCCATATTAACCGATCTGGTTGTTCTCAACAAATACCTTGCTATGGCACCAACTATTGGGCATGATCCATATTGGTAATGAAGGGAAAACCCTCTTGCTCTTATGAGCTGCTTCTTCTTAGACGCCTTACACCTGTAGTACTTCTCGGGAAGCATTCCAACGGTAGCCATCACTTTCCTGGGGTCCGTAACAATAACCTGGTCCCCAGGATCGAACAGCATCCCGCAAAAGGAAGCCTTAGAAATACTATCGACGTAAACTATGTCTATTATCCATCCAAGTGCGCGATAGAGCTCATTGGTGGGCATGAGATCTCCATCTACGCGAAACAATCCATCATCACCTTCTACAACTATATCTCCCCTCACCGAGAGAAGTTCTAGACAGGCTTCAAAGTTCATAAGGTTGGCAATTCCGTTGCCTAAAGACGTATCTACCTCTCCAGACATTCGTTTGTTCGCAACTTTTATAGTTATAAATTTATTTTTGCATTTATTTTTGGTTAGCTTTATGTCTTTTTTTTGGGCAGAAAACAAATAGCCTCTTT